TTTTTACTTGGCCCTTTTTCAGTCATAATCCTAGCATACTGTCCCTTCTTACCGTCTCCACCAACATAAACCTTTTCACCAACAGGAACATTAAGTGTTATCTTTTTTCCTTTTGAATCTACAGTAATGTTATGATCTGTATCTTTTGATTGCACAGTAGCCAATGCATCTTTATCAAAACTAAAGTTCGTTTTATCGTTATCTTGTTGTTGCTGTTGTGATTGATCTTGCCCAGACTGACTACCCCCAGCATTGGCAGTATCCAACACTGTTGGTGTCAATAAACTCTGAACTGATACACCACGAGCCTTAGCCATTATCCTACGTTGCACGTTCATAGCAGCGGCACGTTGACCTTGTGCATGTTGAATATTACGTGGAATAACTGATTGTTGTTGTCCACTAGTTCCTTGTTGACCTTGTTGACCCTGTTTCTGTTGTTGAGCTTGCTTAACAAAAGCATTAACGATCCACCCAGCAGGACCAGCCATATGGGTCAACTGATCGACAATACGAGAAGGATTAGCTACTTGACTAAGACCATGGAATACCAAAGATGTTAAATTACTACGAGGATAAAAATTCGTATTACCACCAGCATCACCAGTTGCACCACCTTGGTAATAATCACCAGGAGCCGCATGGCCTTTATCACCAACTTGTGTAGGCTCACGTGAATATTGAGAATGACCCTTCGGTATTTTAACGATCGGTGGTGTAAATATTCCATTTGCAGTTTCAAACGCTACCTTGATAAAGTCCTTTGCCACTTCAACTACATGAACAGGCATCGCTTTCGTTTGTTGTTCACGATGATTATTACTCTGGTTTCGCTGCCACTGGTTAAGGCGCGCTTGAAAGTGATGTTTATGTGAATCATATTTACCCATTATGGATCAACCTCAAAGGCACCATTTCGATATACCAGTGTAGATGTTTTGAACACACCAGCCACCATATTTAATCGACGACTGAGAAATCCCATAATATTAACTGGACCAGGATCAGTAGACATTGGAACTGTAAACTTAATTGGATTGATGTGCATACCGCGATAGAGTCCATTGTAGGTAGTCGGGGTAAATCCTTCTAGTGTGTAATCAACGATTGTGCCAGGAGCAGTAGCCAGTGCATCAGGTGGTAATGGAATTGGCCAAGTAGTTGGGTCTACCATCGTAACTTCTAACACAAGTTGAAATGGATTAAATACAACTGAAGCAAGTCGCCTAGCCGGGGGTGTTGTAATGAGTGGAACTGTTGTTATCCAAGCACCATTAGAATCATTAACATTAATATAGAACCGCTGTGCAGATACATTCCATGTAACAATTATCTTATAGTCATTTCCATCTAATGTAGCAGCAAATTCATATGGGTTTATATTAGAAGGAATAAATGGAACTACAGTCGTCATTACGACATCCCAGTAAATGGAAATCCTGATATAGGAGTAGCTGCTGGAAAATTCATAAATGTAGATGTTGGTGCTCCTAGAGATGGGAACGCATTTCCTCCAGATATAGCTCCCATAGTTTGTGGATTAGCTCCTGTTGCTATATTCCCAACAAGTGTACCAACTTGAGTACCAGTTACAGTTCCATCACTAAATACTTTGTTTGTCAATTTCTGCATCAATAAATTCTGAACACCCGCTAATTCAGCAAGTGCCACTAACGGTCTTTCAAAATCAAATCGCCACGCATTTTGCGGTATGGAGTTATTGCCGCGTGAATTATCTGTCAATGATGTTAAGATCATGTTTTGGTATACATAAGATGGAGTTACAACTGTGTACGTCCCACCTTGAACATTGTGAGCATCCAATGTTGCTTTCAAAGCTGTCATTACCGTGTTCTTAATTTCCCATGCATTCGGTTTTCGCATCGGTGTATCCATTATTACCGATACAGTTAGAGGTTCACGTATCGTGGCGTTTGCAGCAACATATTGATTTGCAAATGGATACTTTCCTATAGTCTGGGAAACCAGTGTTCCACCCGGCAACACATTGAATGCACCAAACGCATTATCTAAATCATCTATATCATATGGCAAAAGTAACGCTGATCCTGTCACATGAAATAAACTGAGTAATGGCAACGCACCACCAGGAATCTGACTGGCGGCACCACCAGTCATAATTATAGGGCAAACTTGATAAGATAATTGAACCGGGGTATTTGCTGTAGGCATTAGGATGACATCGCATTTGCTGATGTGTGTATATTCGCTCCAGCAATATTATCTATCCGTAGCGAAGCCGTTCGTGAACTCTGCCAATTGTTTGAATCTAAAGCACCCCCACCTCTTCGACCCCTGCCACCTACATTTGTCTGGTTAGAAGATAACATTGCCATCATATTACCACCACCGGGATTAGATTTTTGAGCAGCACCAGCAAATTTGGAACTGGCATCTATACTACTTGACCCACCTCGCATACCTTGTATATCATAATTCTGAAATGCGTCTCCAGCTCTACCCGGTGTATTCAATATGGGTGGATCCCAAGGTGTTGGCATGTTAAACGTACGAGCACCACCAGTTCCCCAAGGAATAGTAGGAATGGCAGATGCACCAGAAGCTCCAGATGCACCAGAAGCTCCAGATGCACCAGAAGCTCCAGATGTAGACGGAATTAATGGTATCCCAGGCATTACCTTACCTGGAAATGGAGCAGGAACAGGCAAGCTTCCTGGCGACACCCCCGGTGTCAATGGTGTCTTTCCACCGGGTAATATAGAAGGTGTCGAAGAAGGTGAAGTCATATTAGGGGGTATCGGAGGAGTGTCACCAGCACTGAAATCTTGACTCCCACCTGGAGTTTTACTATTACCAGTATCTCCACCACCACCCGTAAAACTCTGTACAAATTTCCAAAACCAACTATTTAAGAGTGCACCTATTTGTGAAACCAAATCACCAACTTTAGTACCTAATTCAACAAACCATCCTTTTAATGTTTCAAGTGGTTTTTCCATTTCATCAAGTGGTTTGAAAAGATGTTCTGATAACCAAGCTTTATTTCTTTCTAAAAACTCATCTGCCCATTTATTCGCATCTTTATTTGTTGACAAATTAGTCAAGAACGTCATCTTTTCTGCTACCCAAGTCAATCCTTTAGCAAGAGGCACTAATGCTTCCGCCATTCTATTAATGAAATTATCAGAAAAGTTCTTCCACGCTTGACCTAAATCAGTCCAAGCATCCTGGGCCGTCTTTGTCATTTCAGCAGGTTTGTTTTTCATCAAATCCTGCATCTTATTCCACTCTCCACGACCACCTTCACCGGTCACTCGTGCGATAACATCCTCACCAATAATATTTCCTGCACCTCTTGCCAAAGCCTCCTGCATCGGGTTTGCAGATGTCTCTCCTATTTTAACTAAATGCTCCATAAATTTTTCATACATTCTTTCAACTTTATCTTTTGGGTCATAATCTCCTTGAAGAACACCTTGTAATCCTCTCAATTGAGGAATTACACCAGCTTTTCCTAATGCAATATTTGTTAGAGCAGTTCTTGAATTAGGATCTACAACACCACCAGCACGAATCGCAGCCTGATTAGCTCCCTGATCGCCTCCTAATAGTGATTGCTGTCGACGTTGCTGAACAACAGCTTCTGTTAACTTATTGATTCCATGCATCCCAGCACCAGTGCCTAGCATTGCACCGATACCATATATGAGTGTGAACCATCTGCCAAAATGAGTTGTGATTTGATTAATGGTTCCTAAAGCTGTTCTAGTAGCATTCTGCACACCTTGAACAGCGGTCGTTAGTGTTTGAATTTGTTGTGATGTTTGATTAACGACATTTTGGACACCTTGAAATTGCGTCAACAATTGTGTCATCGTATTCGACAAAGCTGTCACATTCTGCTGAAATGCAGCAAACTGTGAAGTATTAACTTGAACTGTTAGTATGGGTTGTCGGGCCATGTGCTATAAAGGAAGATTAGGGACCGGGTTTTGTTTCAGTTGTTCAGCTACAAGTTCTGGTGTTAAAGAAATCAAACCACCAACTGGATTACCTTCAATAATCGTACACC